TCCATTTTTAATATAATCTTTTATGAAGTTTAGATTATCACCACCCAGAGTCTTCTTTACTAGAAGCCCAAATTGATAATTATTATTACTAACATAATCTCCTATGGCTTTTCCTTCATTATCTTTAACATTAATATCACCATCAGCATTAACGTAGTCTTTCAAATATTGTAGATTTCCCTTTGCAACTTCTTCAAATAATTTATCGATATCTTTGATGTTCATTTTTTATTTCCTTTTATAAATCAAATTAAAATTAATGTTGGTATGTTATACAATCTTCTAATAATTGAAAATGTCTATATAACATCCAATAATAAGAGGTTAAATCTGTTATTGTTTTGGGGTTATATTTTTTTATTGATGTTGTATTCATTTATTGTTCCTCATTTATTTCAAATCAATAACTAGACTATACGCTTTGTTTGAAGGCATGTCAATAAATTGATTAAATTATTTACTTTACATTCGCTTTACATTTTATAAATATTATATTTTTCGATCTTTCTAATCTATAAATTAACTGTTTATTTCTTTTACATCATGTACCATCTCAATTTTAGCCAAAAAATCGGTGTAGGGTTTGATGTTTTGTTTTTTCACTACCCTACATCGCGTAAATTATTGATTTATATATTAAAATTGGACTTGGTGTAGGGTATGTATGGTTTTTTCATAAAAAGTACCCCCCCTCCCCCTAAAATCTACTCGTTTATGCATCTATTTATTGATTTTTTAAAATTTCCAAAAAACTTTTAAAATGAAAAAAACTATACACCCTACATTTTTCCTTATTTATCAATGATTTAAGGGTGTAGGGTTGGTCTAAACTATACACATTTTTTTTATGATCATTGAAAAAAGTCTCAATTTATTATATAATTAGATGAAAGATTGTATCTTTTAAACCATACACCTTTTTGAATTTCGTTTTGCTATTGACATTTGAAAATCATAGTATGTAGTTGTTATTAATCAATGACTTAGTAGATTTACCTAGAAAAAAGATGAGCTTTTACAAAAAGTATAGTTCACTTTACATTATGAAAGTCACTTTCTTTTTGTAAAGTGAGGAGACATAAAGTAAAAAAGTAAAGAAACACAAACCTCTAAAATTGGAGCAAAAATGAAAAGTTATCCACAGGTCAAAAATGTAAAAAATATAGCATGGGATGAATCCAATCAATGTCACATTTATAGAAGAATTTATGACTTTAAAGAGGCCGTTGAACGTATTTCTCAGCATCTTGATAGTGGTGGAGACTTTACATCTAGAGTGTTAGCAGGCATTATGGGGATCTCTACAGCTACATTTTTAAACTGGATGAATCCAAAACATAATCATTTTAAGCCAGACCTTAAACAAATAATTGATATTTATAAGAATCGTGCAGCATTTAGAACATCTCAAATGCATTTAGAGATGGCTAGAGGGGATTTAAAAGGTGATAGTCGATCAATGAATGCTAGATATGATCGTCAATGTTTTGGCTTAACCACTAAATTTAAAGCTGAAGATTCACATTCGGATAAAGTAGAAATAATAATGAATGATTATGTTAATGGTGATATTAGTAAAGAAGAAGCAGCAGCATGGCTAAAATCCATAGATAATATAGATTTGAAGAAAGCGTTGAGCGAAGTCGAAGAATTACTTAAATTAAAATCATGAGCCTTCGATTATTAAGACAAAAATTAGATGAATATTATCAATTAAAGAATGTTGATATATTTGACCCTATCAATGAATATAAAAGTCATTGGTTAACATTATTTAAAAATTCTTCATTACTCGTCGAATGCATAAATAATTTACATACGTTAGAAGAGCTTCGATTATTAACGCGATACAATCTTTATTTCATGCTAGTAGGTATTTGTAATAAGCATCATCTCATTAGTACTTGGGCAGAAAATCGTTGTAGAGAAGCTGTGCTTAATCCTAATGGCCATATTCAATTATGGTCGAGAGCACACTATAAATCTACTATTTGGACATTTGGAAAAACAATTCAAGACATTTTAATTTCTCATGGTGAACCCATTAATTATGAGAAGATTTCTATTTCATTTTTAAAATCATTAATGAAATGTCATCATTGTACTATTGAGAATGTATTTGAATTTAAACAACATTTAGAAAAGTATTTCTTTAAAACTGAAGTTTGTGTAGGTATTTTTAGTGCAACTCGAACATTAGCACAAGCATTTTTAAAGGAAATAATGAATGAATTTGAACAGAATAAATTATTAATTCAATTATTTAATGATATTTTATATTCAAATCCTCAACGAGATTCACCTTCATGGGGTGTTTCAACCGGTTGTACAGTTAAACGTAAAAATAATAGAAAAGAAGCAACAATTGAAGCGTGGGGATTATTATCTGGTCAACCCACTTCAAAACATTTTACTATTTGTATATTTGATGACGTGTTAACGGAAGAAGTTGCTAAATCATTTGTTAAATCAGCAAAGCTCATTAGTGAATGGTCTAATGCTTTTTATTTAGGATCGCAAGGAGGGGCATATAGAGCATGTGCAACGCGTAAAAACTATAATGACGTATATTCAATCATGATGGAAAGAAAAGCGTTTATACCCATCATATTTAGCTGTTATGATGAACATGGGAAAGGATATATTTGGACTGATGAAGAGATTGAAGATATTCGACGTAAATCAGGTGAAGAAACATTTGCTTCAGAATGTTTACAAGAACCATTAAAAGATAGTGCACTTCGATTTGATATTTCAAAAATAAAATATCATCAATTAACAAATCTTAATAATTTAAATCTTTATTTCTTTTGCGATCCGGCCAATAGTAAAAATAAGGATAGTGATTATACTGTAATGTTAGTGTTAGGTGTTGATCAAGGAGGATCATTAATTTTAATAGATGGAATACGAGAAAGATTAAGTCCATCAGAAAAATGGAATAAATTATATGGATTATACAATCAATATAGACAAGTAAAGAAAATTTATTATGAGGAAGTATCTTTATGTTCTGACATTGCATATTTTACAAAATGTGCTCAACATGTAAATAATTTAACGTTTACGAGTTTATTACATTCATTAAAACCTGAAGGTCAGAAAAAGATCGATCGAATTATAAGAATTGAAATTTTATTAAATGAAGGAAAATTATTTCTTCCACGAACCTTAATTAAAACTGCAGCAAACGGAACAAAATATAATTTAGTTGAGCAAGTCATTCATGAAGAAATAAAATTATTTCCTTATTCTAAACATGATGATGCGATGGACACTTTAGGTTATGCCGTGAGACAATTAGAACGAGGCGAATTAATATTACCTGTAATAAATCAACAAAAAGTTATTGATTTAAATCAATACAATAGAGGATCGACATTTGAAAATTTCTAATGTGGATGATTATATTTTAAAGAATATAAAAAATTCAATGCTACATGATGAAGAAGTTAATCGGAACTGGCATCAATATGCTAGATTTGTATTCGAAAAAACATTAAGTGAAAGTGATATTGCAGAGTTGCAGCGAGCTGACAGAGATACTTTTGATTTTAATATTGTAATGCCATACATTTGGCAATCATTAAAAAATGTTAAAGAATCGGCTTATACAGCAATGTATAAGCTCAATAAAAAATATAAAGGTAAAAGTATAAGTCAGATTGATTCTGATACGATCATTGAAATTTTAAATGATAAATTGGAATCAATTAAAAATAAATCGAATCATGACAATATTATTTATTTGGCTGCGATTGATGCATTTATTGGTGGAAAAGGTGTTTTAAAAGTTAAAAATCATTATGTGAATGAATATAATTTTGAACAAGATTTAAAGATTGAACATGTATTAAATCCAACCAATATATTTTTCGATTGTAAAGCAAAACATCCTACGAAATGCGATGGTGAATATGTTTTTGAGAAGTTTCAAGCGAATGAAGCTGATTTACAGAAAAAATATTCTAATGTTGATTTTAATGGAATTAATTATAAATATACGAACGATCAACTCTGTTGTTTTGAAGATGATTATAAAGATAAATTAATAAATGTAATTGATTATTATTATAAAGATAAAAAATATCAAAAAATTTATCGATATGAAACGGGCGAAATTTCATCAGTAAAAATTGAAGGATTAAAAGTTCTTCAAGAACGAAAGGTTTGTCACACTGTCATTAAGATGATTCGATTGGTTGGAAATGTAGTATTAGAGAAAAAAGATACTAATTTTAAATCATTACCTTATATATGTTTGATGGGTCGTCGTTTTATTGATTGTGGTGAAAAGGAGAAAATATATCCATATGCCAAGCAAGCATTTGATGCTCAACGTGTTAAAAATATAATGATGAATTATTTTTTATATGAAGCATTAAATAATCGTTCGGCTGGATGGTCAGTTCCAGTTGAATGTGTGGTAGATGATGCGACAATCAAAGCAATTAAAAATCCAGCATTTAAAAATTATTTACCTTATAAAGCGATTCATAATGTGAATGGTCAAATTGTAATGGTAAAACCTGAGCCATTGAATGGTGGACAATTACCCACACAATATTTAGAAGCATTTAATGTATTAGATAGTACAGTTCAAGCGTCATTAGGAGTTCAATTTCCAAGTCTTAATGATACGAACATGTCTGGAAAATCACTTTATAATTTAACGCAATATATGTCAGCATCTAATTCACAATTTATGCAGCATTTAGAAGGTGTTGAATTACAATTAGCAAAAGTTATTTTAGAGACCTTACCAAGCATTATAGAAAAAGAACGATTTATTATTGGTGAGCAAGATGTTAATTTTGATTTTCTATTTGAGCAAGAAATGGCAGAAATATATTTGAAATCTGGCGTTTCTAGTACGCTTCAAAAAGAACATAATGTAGAGATTTTAATGGATTTTTCAAAAACTAACCCATTATTTAATCAATTTTTAAATACGCCTGAAGGAGTTCATATAATATTAGATAATGTTGATATTAATAAAAAATCAGAATTAACGGCCGAATTTGATAAGTTTATTCAAAAGCAACAACAAGCACAACAATCGCAAATAACTCCGCAACAAATTGAAATGGAAAAAGTTAAAGCGGACATGTTAGATTCGCAAGCAAAATTAATAAATTCACAAGCGAATATGCAAAGAGCGCAAGCAAATGTTGCAGATATGGCAGCATCACATCAACATTCTCATAATCAATTATTATTAGAATATGAAAAATTAGATAAACAAGGCCAAATCAAAATGATGGACAATATGTTAAAATTGGCAAATACTAATCTTGAGTTTAAAAAATCATTAATTTCACATTTATTAAAATTAAAAGAGGTTAAAAATGGCTAAGAAACCAAAATTGGGAAGTGGGCAACGATTTAAAAAACTAGCAGCATCTATTGAAAAGGAAGGAAAAAGTAAAGAATCAGCGGATGCGATTGCAGCTTCAATTGGACGTAAAAAGTATGGAAATAAAAAAATGAACAAAATGGCAGCTGTTGGTAGACGAAGAGCTGCTAAAAAAAAGTAACAATTTGAAATATATCCATGATATAATGTAATTATTTCATCAATTTGATGGTACGTGGGGAACGGTAAAAACCAAAGGTCATTACCCTATAGTAATGGGACGTTTGTGACGGTAACAACAAGGTGTAAAAATGAATAATGACAATTCGGCAAATAATTCGTCAAAAACTAATGATGAAGCAACAATTTCATCTGAAGAAAATGTTTCACGTGAAACAAATACACCTTCAGATGATAAAAATACTACAGAAGAAATTAAAAATATTGACCCTGGAGTATTTGCTGCCATTCGTAAAGATTCTCGAAAAAAAGGTTATGAAGAGGGGAGACGTGCAGCATTAGAAGAATTGAAAAAACAACAGGAATCAAACGATGACGTGGATACTTTTGATTATACTGATAGCAGTTCTACTGGAGAAAAGCCAATAGATGTAGAAAAAGTAGCCAACGATATTAAATTACAAATTAGTATTGAACAGGCACATAAAGCTACATTAAATAAATATCCTAATTTTAATGAATTGGCAAAAGTGGCAGAAGAACGAATTAAATATGATTCCAAGTATCAACATTTATTATTTGAAGCATATCAATTTGGTGATCCTGATTTGATTTATTCAATCGTTTCTAATAAACAAGTACGTCAAGATTTATTAGAATTAAATCCCAATGAATGGGGTGACAATTTTAGAAATATTGATAAATCTCCCACATTTAAAACGCCAGCAACGCCAATTGACACTATTCAGACAACGCCATTAAAGGGATCATCGTCGATGTCTGAAAAAGATTTAATTGCAGAAGCGAGAAAGCTTTATAATCAATATTGATGTTATAACGCATTAATATTTCAACATCAGACGATTTAATTAACACTATTTTAAAAGAGAATTAAAATGGCAAACGTTAAATTTGATGTTGAAGGTTACGTCACGAAAAAAGCACTTCCATTCTTAATGAATGAATTATCTGTCGTTAGAACTTTAGATCGAAGCGATTCAAATTATGTGACTGCGTTAAATGTTGGTACGCGTGGCGCAATATATCAATATAAAAAGCCAACACGTTTAGGTTATTCAACTTCATTAGGATTCAATGTAAACACGTTAGGATTTAATGAAGAAATTTTAACCGTCACGACTAATGTTGAGCGTGAAGTTGATTATGCATATACGGACATTGAAAGTGCGTTATATACTAAAGAATCATTATTAGCAACAAATGCTAGATCTGCTTTAATTCAGATGGGTTCTGCAATGGAAGCTAGTGCAGTTCAAGCAATTTCATATGCTGGTTATAGAACGTTAGGAAATTATGCAACTGCAGCAAATCCAAGTCAAAATACTACTGTTGCTGATGTAGTAGATAATATTGCACGATTCAAAACGTTTGGTGTAACAAGAAGTAATATTTGGTATTTAAATGATAATTTAACATCTTCACAAATAATTCAATCATCCTTTAATCAATTTGTTCCTGCAAGAAATGATAGTTCTGCAATTAAAGGTCAAATTGGAGCGTTGGGCGCAATGCCAGATGTTAAATTTATAGTAAGTGATGCAACATTAGTTCATACAGCAGGAACGATGGCAGATGATTCTATTAATTTTACAACAGGTTATACAATTGATTCGCTTGTAGTAACAAATTCAACACCAACTCCCGGATTGGAATATGGGACAACGGAAGTCACAATAAGTGGAGCAACCCCCGGAACTACATTAGTTGTTGGTGATATGGTCAAATTTGGTGAAAATGTAGTTAGTACAAATCCATTAAGATTTTTATCATATACTGGATATTTTATTAGTGGGCATGCTGTTGAAGGTCGAGTCATTACCGGTGGTACGGTTGCTGGTGATGGAACTTTAACATTTACTATAGTTCCTGCATTAATCTATGATACGGATACTACAAATCCATTTAGAAATTTAAATCGTGCCATTGTTCCCGGAACTGATACATTAGAAGTATGTCAAACTCATCGAATGGGCGTTTTATATTGTGGTGAATATGGTAAATTTGCAAATCCAATGCTTGAAAAACGTGATCCATATTTAACAAGTTATGGTCGTTTTGATACGGAAGGTGTTTCAATTCGTATGTATATGGGTGCAGTATTTGATCAACCAATCAATGCTGTTATTCATGATGCTTTATATGGATTTGGTACAGCTGCTGAAGGCTTTGCACGTGTTATTTTACCAGTATAGGTAATTATGATGAATGTCCGATTGTTAATTCAGAATGGATATCGTTGGTCAAGGATCAGGGATATTATTGAACCGTTGACTAATGAAGAATTAACAATCGGCCTTAATTTATTAAATCAAATTTTACGCACAATAAATATTGACGGTGTTGAAATACCAATCATTAGTAGTGATACTGCAACATTAACGGCTGGAACTAATACAATCACATTAGATGATTGGATAAAATTATTAACATTGCAATATTTATTGGGCGGTGTATATGTGAATGTGGCTGTAACGGATATAACACATTTTAGAAGTGCGTCATCAATAGTTACAACGTCAGGAATTCCATATACGGCCTATATAAAAAGAACTCCTACGGGATTAACATTATTTTTATTTTTTAATCCGGATAAAGATTATACTATTCGTTTTGATGGTTATAAGTTATTAACAAGTGTAACATTAGATACTGA